GAGACACACTTGGATGTAATACTTAAGACTAACGTAGAGGGTAGGCTCTTAGGTAACTACACAGTACGCAGCATCAAAGCCCGGCACACTAACCTGGCTTACGAGAAGTGGCTTGTGTCTGGTGTACGTACAGCTAACTATCGCAAGGCTGTCCTGTCTACGGCATGGAAGTACAGCATGAGGTTAGACGTAATGGACAATGACCCAGTACGTTTGATCAAGACGAAGAGCACTAAGCCACGTAAGGTCAAGTGGACTCGTGATCAAGTAGTGTCTTTTCTTGATACAGCATACGGTAACTTCAAGTGGCGTAGCATTGGATTGATTGTACACATGGCATACGAGTGGGCGCAGCGTGTTGGTGACATGCGTACCTTGACTTGGGATAACATTAACTTCAGCGCACAACGTGTTGATTTAACACAAAGTAAACGTGGTGCTGATGTGCACTTGCCGATACCCGATGATCTACTTTCTATGCTCAGGCAACAGAGTCAGGACTTTGGATTCCAAGACTATGTAGCACCCAAGACTACACCAGTGGCAGGGGCATATGTACCTTACGCTATTGACCACATCGATGACGCAATCAATGAAGTCAAGGAAGCTGCAGGACTACCAAAGAAACTGACAGCTATGGATCTACGCAGGACTGCAATCACTGAGATGGTAGAGGCAGGTGTTGAGACTCTTGAGTTGATGCAAGTGACAGGACATGTAAACCCTGAGTCAGTCAAGCCTTACCTAGTCAACACATTTAGTGGCGCAAGTAATGCATTGAATAAGCGGAGGAGCAGAGATGAACAACATTAAGAACTACCTAGAAACCCTTGATCTAAAAGAAGATTACAGACATAGAGGTGACTGCCCTGTGTGTAGAGGTAAGAACACATTCACTGCTACACGAGATGGTAGTGCTTTGCTTTACAACTGTTACAAGCTTGACTGTAGAGTTAAAGGTGTTGTGTCTTCAGGTATGACAGCACAAGAGATACAACGTAGGCTTAACCAGTATGAAGAGCCTGAGTCGGAGCATGAGTTATTTACTTGGCCTGAGTATATAGTCAAGCCTACTGTAGAGCATAAGCAGTTTGAAAGATTCATTGGAAGGTGGGGCTTGTATGGGGAGGACTTGATGTATGACGTAATGGATTCACGAGTAGTCTTTCCTATCTATGACAAAGGCAGACTTGTAGGAGCAATAGGTAGATGCACGTCCTATGCAGGACAGGTTAAGTGGAGGCGTTACGACAGGACACCTACTGTATTCACTCGTGTCGTAGGTAAACCTAATGGTGTCGTGATAGTAGTTGAGGATGTTATCAGTGCTACCGTAGCAGCTAAACTATTTCCTGGGTTAACAGGTTTGGCTATATTGGGTACGTCATTCAGTGTATCTAATATGCAACACTTAGATAATTTTTATAAGGTTATTGTAGCATTAGACCCTGACGCTGCATATAAAACACTAGAGTACAAGAGAGAGATAGAGGCTTACACAGGGTTAGAAACTATAGCGTTAAGACTCTATGATGATATTAAATATAAAGTAGATGCAGACATAAAGAAACTAGAGGAGATAGTTTAATGAAATCACAGACGAAAAGCAGAAAACAAGAAATGGATGAACAGGCTGAGGCATTTAACAAACAGAACCCTTATGTGTCTGTTCTTTTTATAAAGTTCACAAAAGAAATTATAGCACGTAGATTTAAAAACTATTCCGCAAAAGCAATCTTTGAACGCATTCGTTGGGAAACTGATGAGGCAGATGTCGATGGCAAGTCATCATTTAAACTTAACAATAACTATACTGCTTGGTATGCCAGAAAATTTATGGAGAGATACCCAGAACACGATGGCTTTTTTAGAACAAGAAAACAAATAAGTGATGAGCATGATGCTACAAACTTACCAGAACTAACGCCAAAAGATTTTGAGGAGATAGTTTAATGCAACCAAGAGAAGCAGCAGAGCTAGAAGCAAAGCAAACATACGAAGCATTTATCAAGTGGGTGAAGGTTACCTTCTACTGGATAATGGCACTGCTAGTTATACTAGCGTACTTCAACTTCGGAACAGATACTGAAACAGGTAGTCAATACAACGGTGAAGTATATGCACCAAGAAATATAGGAGACAAATAATGCAACCAAAGAATGTACCATGCCATATCCGTATCAAGATAGAGCCAACGCAAAAGCAGAGAGGCAGGGCTTGTAGGCTACACGGTAAAGACTTCAAGAGTATAGCTGATGCAGCGAGACACTGGAATGTGAACTACTCGTGGGCAGCAGAGCAAGTTAGCAGAGGGCTGAACAAAGAGCACTTCCCTAAGAAGTATAGGAAAAACTATGGCTGAACATTACTGTACAACAAAAGGTTTAGGATGGGCATTCCTAGTTTGTATAATCCTTATACTAGGTGTACCTGTACTGATGTGGTTAGCCTTAGAGGGTAGCAGTTGGTACGAAAGATTTGACCTAATGAATCCGATGTTCTGATGTGGACGTTAGTATTTATATGGTTGTTCAATGGTGAGCCAGAAGTCAGGAAGATAGGAACTTATGATGATATGTATCAATGTTTTAATAACTATGATATGTTGTACTATTCAATGACACCAGAAAGTAGGGTAGGAGTAAGGCTTACATGCATACAAGGAGATACAAATGGTGAAGACAGCGATAATAGATAAACGTGTACCATTAGGTAAAGTATACGTTGACTTGACAGTAGACGAAGTGTTAGAGGCGTGTAAGAGGTATGCCTCAGATAAAGCTTTTGATGAAGAGTTAGATAAGGTATACAACAAGGAGACAAGTTTTGATTGAGAGAGGAGACAAACATGATGGAACTAGCATTGATCCGCACTATGTTGGACAAAGAGTTCTACGATAATCACAAGGGTATACGCTGTCCAGATAAGATATTCAGTAAAGATGCACGTAAGATCAAGCAGACTCTTGACTATGCTATGGACACATACGGTAAGAACATTACACCCACAGAATTAGAATCTCTATTCTTTGTTAACAACACCAGTATGACTACAGCTAACAAGCTAGTATTTAGTGAGTTGTTTCAAAAGGTTGCACGAGAGAAGCCACTGTCTACAGAGATAGCTGATGATGTACTATCTAAGTTATTTCAACAGGTGGTAGGTGAAGAGATTGCTAACCTTGGATTTGACTACGTTAACGGATCACAATCTAGTCTCGAACCCCTGAGAAACATACTAAGTAATTATCAAGATGATTTCCTACCCAACCTTAAGGTAGAGTGGGATGATACAAGTATCGATACATTATTAAAAGCCAATGACATACAGTCACAATGGAAGTGGAACATACCTACACTTAAACGTAGGACAGAGGGAATAAGCGCAGGACATCTAGTTGTTGTAGGTGCTAGACCTAACACAGGTAAGACTAGCTTTCATGCTAGTACAATAGCTGCACCTGATGGGTTTGCATCACAGGGTGCTAAGTGCATGGTGCTGTGTAACGAAGAAAGCTATGAGCGTGTGGGTGCAAGATACCTCAGTGCCGCTACGAGTATGAGCATGGATGAAGTGAAGACTAACATGGCGGTGGCTGCACTACGTTACGATCCAGTGGAGAAGAACGTCTTTATCAAAGACAGCACAGGTAAAGACATGGCATGGGTTGAGGCGATCATCAAGGCATACGAGCCTGATATTGTAGTACTTGATATGGGTGACAAGTTTGCGTCCAAGACAAGTGACAAGTCGGACATCTATCTCAAGGAAGCAGCCATACATGCACGTAACATATCCAAGGAACACAAGTGTGCAATCATATGGATGTCACAGTTGAGTGCAGCAGCAGAAGGTTTGGTACATCCTGATCAATCAATGCTTGAGGGTAGCCGTACTGGTAAAGCAGCAGAAGCTGACCTGATGATACTCATATCAAAGAACAAAGTAGTAGAGGGGCAAGACGAAGATGAAACAAATCAGAGACATCTTTGTATAGCAAAGAACAAACTCAAGGGTGGATGGCATGGTACTATTCACTGTGAGTTAGACGGAGACAGGAGTCAGTACTTAGCATGAGACTTGTACTTGATGTAGAAAACACAATAACTAAACGAGACAATAAAAACATACTTGATCCATTTGAACCTGGCCTTGAACTTGTACAAGTAGGTGTGCAGAACGTAGACAATGTAGAAGAGACACACTTGTTTACGCTGAATCACAAAGAGGATCAGGACGTAGGTGGATCAAGAGCTAGAAACATACAGATCCTACTAGACCATACAACACTCTTGATTATGCACAATGCACAGCATGATTTGATGTGGTTATGGGAGTCAGGCTTCAAGTATGACGGTGACATCTATGACACAATGTTAGCTGAGTATCTACTACAGCGTGGACAGAAGGAACCTATAAGTCTTGAGGCTTGTGCTGAACGTAGGAATCTAAACTATCAGAAGCAAGACACTCTCAAAGAGTATTACAAGAAAGGATACAACACCAATGAGATACCTTTACAAGAGCTTCTTTTTTATCTTAGGAGTGACCTC